TCTCTAGTCAAAAATGGCCTCTGACCAGGGGAAACGTCGATGACCGACCGTGCCGGCGTGCTCGCTGATCTCGAAGCCCGGTTGACGGCTGCGCTTGATGCGGCGGAGCCGCGGGAGGTGGCGGCGCTGTCCAAGGAGCTGCGGGCGGTGGTCGCCGAGCGGGCCGCGCTCGCCGACGCGGGTGCTGAGGGAGATGTGCTCGATGACCTCCACGCTCGACGTGCTGCTCGGGCAGCAGGAACCGACCCTCCTGGTGACACCGGCCGGCGTGGTCAGCCTCGCCGACGCGGACGAGGCGAGCGAGCTAGCTGACCTCGCGGGCCTGGTGCTCGACAACAGCCAGGTGATCACGTTGCGGGCGGCGCTGGGTACCTCGTCGGTGGGCCGCTGGGCGGCGCCGACGGTGGCCGACATCGAGCCCCGCCAGAACGGCAAGGGCGACACGATCATCGCCCGCCAGCTCCACGGCCTGTTCAACCTGGCCGAGCCGTTGCAGATCTACACGGCCCACGAGTTCCCGACGGCGAACGAGATGTTCTTGCGCCTCGTCGGGCTGATCGAGGGGAGCGACTGGCTACGTCGCCGTGTAGCGCGGGTGCGCTACGCGAACGGCGAGCAGGGCGTCGAGCTGCGCAACGGGTGCCGCCTGAAGTACCGGGCGCGCACGGGCGGTTCCGGGCGAGGGTTCGCAGGGGCGACGACGGTCTACTACGACGAGTCGCTGTACGTGACGGACGCCCACTTGGCGGCGTCGCTGCCGGCGCTGTCGACGGCCCGGAAGCACTCGGTACGTGGTGGGCAGCTCTGGTATGCCTCCTCGGGCCTGCTGGCGACGTCGGCGGTGATGTGGCGGATGCGTCTCGCGGCGATCGACGGCACGTTGTCGGAGTCGGCCTGGGTGGAGCACACCGCCGAGTTCGCAACGGTGGATGGTCTGGTGGTGCGGGTGGAGGTCGATCCCGACGATCGGGCGGCGTGGGCGCGGGCGAACTCGGCGCTCGGCTACCGGATACCGGTGGACCATCTGGTGATGGAGCGGGCGAACATGTCGCCCGAGGTGTTCGCCCGCGAGCGGTTGGGCGTGTGCGACCCGCTGCTCGGCGCCGAGTCCGGCCCGTGGCCCGACGAGGTGTGGGCGGCGGTCCAGCAGGCCGATGCGACGCCGGATGGCGCCCGGGTGCTGGGTGTCGATGCGACGCCGGCCGAGGCCGGCCCGCAGCGGTGTTCGGTTGTGGGCGGCGCGGCGAACGGGGTGCTCGAGCTGGTCGGCCAGCCGGCGCCGGGCGAGCTGGCCGCCGAGGTGGTGCGCCTGGCGACGACCCACCGGTGCCCGGTGGCGTTGGACCGATCAGGTCCGGCAGCGTTCATCCTCCCGGCGCTCGAAGCGGCGGGCGTCGTGGTGGTCGACGTGTCGGGCCGGGCGATGTTCCAGGCGTGCGCCGAGTTCGACACGGCGGTTCGTGCGGGTACGCCGAGGGTGCGGACGCATGCGGCGCTCGGCGCGGCGGTGCGTGCGGCCCGTCACCAGGTGACGGGCGATGTGTGGCGGTGGGCTCGTCGTGGGCTCGCCGATGACGTCTCGCCGTTGGTGGCGCTGACGTGCGCCTGGTGGGCGCTGCGCCAGCCGCCGGAGCGCCAGACCTTCGACCTGTTCCTGTGAGGCCCCCATGCGCCAGAAGCTCACGACGGCGCTCGAAGTCGCCGGACTCGTCTCACTGACGATCGGTGCGGGGATGCTGTCTCTCGCCGTCGGGTGCATCGTGGGCGGCGCGTGCGCCGTGCTGGTCGGCTACCTCGAAGGCGGCGCGGCGTGAGCCTGTTCCACCGTGAGGTGCGCTCGATCTCCTACCAGGATGTGTTCGGGCGCGGCTACGACTGGTCGTCGTCGTCGGGCAAGTACACCGGCGAGTCGGCCTTGGCGCTCGCCGCGGTGCAGGGCTGCCTGCGGCTACGCAGCCAGCTCGTGGGGCAGTTGCCCCTGAAGTCGATGCGCATGGCCGACGGCATCGACGTGCCGTCGGCGGTGCAGCCGCAGGTGATCACGGCGCCGTCGCCCCTGGTGCCGCTGTCCGTGTGGCTCGTGCAGATGCAGGTCAGCCGCGACCTGTTCGGCACGGCGTTCGGTTACGTGACGTCGTGGGATGGTGCCGGGTTCCCGCGCACCGTCGAGTGGCTGGACCCGTGCGACGTCACAACCCGCCAGGATGCGCCGTCGGGCGCGGCGCGTGTGTTCCTGAACGGCGGGGAGCTGGACGCCTCGCGGGTGCTGCTGGTGCCGTCGTCGTTCGTGATGCCGGGCTCTCCACTCGGTGTCGCCCCGCTCGATGCGACGGGACTGGTGGAGGTGGCGACCCTCGCCCGCGAGTTCGGGCGTGACTGGTTCCGCAGCGGTGCCGTCCCGGCGACGGTGGTGTACCTCGATCATCCGCTCACGAGCGAGCAGGCCGAGGAGGCTTCGGATCGGATCGCCGCACGGTGGCGCAAGCGGAAGCCTGCTGTCGTCGGCTCGACGGTGAAGTCGATCGACATCAACGAGGTCAAGGCCAACGAAGCCCAGTTCCTGGAGACACAGACGGCGATTCAAGCGGAGATCTGCCAGTGCTTCAGTGTGCTGCCCGCCTGGCTGGGGATCACGACATCGGGTTCGTCGGTGACCTACGCCAACGTCGCCCAGCAGAAGCAACACAAGCTCGACTCAATGTCGCTCGATCTGCGGATCATCGAGGACATCTTGTCGGGGCCGGCGGTCGCGCCGCGTGGCCAGTACGTGAAGTTCAACACGGGCGCCTACCTGCAGGCCGACCTGATCGGCCGGTATGAGTCCTACAAGATCGCCGCCGAGATCCAGAGCCTCACCGGCGAGCCCCTCTTGGTCGTCGACGAGATGCGCGAGCTGGAGAACAGGGCTCCGTTGACCCCGGAGCAGAAGGCCGCCGCGCGCCCGCCGGCGGCGCCCCTTCCCGCCTGAAAGGCCCCCCGATGGAACGACGCTCGTACAAGCGCGTCGGCGCGCCCGAGGTTCGGGCGGCGGCCGATGGCACCTCGACGCTCACTGGCTACGCGTCGGTGTACAACAGCTACAGCCAGAACCTCGGCGGGTTCGTCGAGATGATCTCGCCGCGGGCGTTCGACCAGGTGCTCGCTGATCCAGCGACGTCGGTGATGGCGTTGTTCAACCACGACTCGTCGCGGGTGCTCGGCGGCACAGATGCCGGCACGCTGACGATCGAGACCGACACGGTGGGCCTGCGGTACCACATCGCCTTGAACGGCAACGATGCCGAGGCGGCAAGCCTCGCGGCGAAGGTCGCTCGTGGCGATGTGCGGGGCTCATCGTTCGCCTTCGCCACGCCGGCCGACGGCTCGGGTGAGACGTGGACGATGACCGATCAGGGGTTCCCCCTGCGCACGATCACGCAGTTCGCCGGTCTCTACGACGTCGGCCCGGTCACCTACCCGGCGTACCGGGCGACGGCCGATGCCGGGCTCGCTGCCGCGTTGCGGTCGTTGTCGGCGAGCGCCAACGTCGAGATCGAGGAGCTGATGGCGGCCGCCGGCCGCAACGAGCTCCGCAGCTATCTGCCGGGGAGCAACCCCGGCACGTCGACCGATGCGCCTGGGAGCAACCCGGGCGCCTACCGGGTCGACATCTTGCGGCGCCGCCTGGCGCTGCTTGCCCGCGCCTGAGCCACAGCCGGGGCCACCCAACCACAACGTCACAAGGAGACGAATCATGAGCGACCTGCTCACCCGTCTCCAGGAGCAGCGACTCCGCGCGTGGGATGGTGCCAAGGCGATCTTGGACACCGCCGACGAGCAGAAGCGTGCCCTGGAGTCCACCGAGGAAGCGGCCTGGGACAAGGCCACCGAGGACATCACCAAGCTCGACAAGCGCATGGCCGAGGTCATCGCCGCCGAGAAGGCCGCGGCCGAGCACGACGCAGCAATGCGTGCGCTCCAGCCGAAGCCGAAGGCCGACGAGACCCCCGAGCAGCGTGGTGCCGACCCGCTCGCCGAGACCGCCCTGGAGGCCGAGCTGCGCTCGTTCCTCAAGGGCGAGAAGCGCGCGATGGCGGTCACCCCGGACCGCAAGTGGCGGGCCGACGAGTTCCGTACCCTGTCGAAGCTGACGGCAGGTGCTGGCGCCAACACGGTGAAGGTTTCGTTCTACGACCAACTCGTCGCCCACCTCATCGAGGTGTCGGGCATCCTGCAGGCCGGTCCGACGGTGCTGCGCACCTCGACTGGCGAGCAGATCCAGGTACCCAAGACCACGGCGCATTCGTCGGCGACGCTCACGGCGGAAGCCGCGACGATCGCCGCGAGCGACCCGGTCTTCGGCCAGATCCCGCTGGACGCCTACAAGTACGCCACCCTGATCCAGGTGTCGAACGAGCTCGTCAACGACACCTCGGTCGACCTGATGGGCTACCTGGCGATGCAGGCCGGTCGCGCCGCCGGCAACGCCTTCGGCACGCAGGCGATCACGGGTACCGGTACGAACCAGCCGAACGGCCTGGCGACGGCAGCGACCACGGGTGTCACCGGTGGCGCGGGCGTCACCGGTGCGTTCACGGCGGACAACCTCATCGACCTGATGTTCTCGGTGATCGCGCCGTACCGGTCGAGCCCGTCGTGTGCCTGGCTGATGCGTGACGCGACCCTCGCGAACGTCCGCAAGCTGAAGGACACGACGAACCAGTACCTCTGGCAGCCGTCGATCCAGGTCGGCGTGCCGGACATGCTGCTCGGCAAGCCGGTGTACACCGACCCGAACGTCGCCGCGGTGGGCCTCTCGGCCCGCTCGGTGCTGTTCGGCGACATCAGCCAGTACTTCGTGCGCTGGGTGCAGGACATCCGTTTCGAGCGGAGCGATGAGTTCGCCTTCTCCTCGGACCTGGTGACCTTCCGCTGCATCCTGCGCGCGGATGGCGATCTGGTCGACACGACGGGCGCCGTGAAGGCGTTCGTCGGCAACGCGGCCTGATTCACCCTGACGGTTCGCCCTCGGCGCGTCGCCCGCCGCGCCGAGGGCTCCCGCCCCCCAACCTCCACGAGGAGCACCCATGAAGGTCACCATGCGCGTCCAGATGTCCGGCACCCGTGATGGCGTCGACTGGCCGGCCCCCGGTGAGTCGATCTCGCTGCCCGACGACGAGGCCGCCCAGCTTCTCGCACAGGGCATGGCGGTCGTGCCCGGCGGCATCGAGTCGGCGAGTGCCGAACCGGTAGCCGAGACGGCCGAGGCCGCCAAGGCGACGCGTCGCAAGGCCTGACGGTGGCGTACGCCGACGAGACCACCTTCAGGGCGCGCGTC